TAGTCAACAGCATTACCATCAAAGTTTAAATAGGTATCAACCGCTGCACCATCACCAATAGTAACCGTATCATCGGTTATGGTTAGTATTTCATTTGTTCCAACAGTAGAGCCTTCGCCAATAACCAGTTTATCAGCACTATCATCTAAAGCTATGTGAAAATCTTTAGCATTGCCGTCAAATACAATTGCCGTATCGACAGCAGCCCCATCACCCAAGGTTACCGTATCATCAGTAATAGTTAAAATACTATTCGTGCCAACAGTAGAACCTTCGCCTATAACTAATTTATCAGCACTGTCGTCTAATGCTACATAGAAGTCTTTTGCATTGCCATCAAACAGAAGAGTTGTATCTTCAGCCCCAGCATCGCCTATTGTTACTTTAGGAGTTGTTCCACTAACAACAACATCGCCAGCAATTGTAACTACACCAGATGCTTGAGTAAGTGCCTTAGAATCCGCTGAAGTACCAAGAGTAGTTATATCAAGGTAGTTTAATTCTGCTGCTGTGGCAGTAACCCCATCTAAGATATTTAACTCTGCTTCAGATGAAGCAATAGCAGTTGTTCCTGTAAGACCACTGAACTGCGTCTTCAGAACAGTCTTCAACATCCTAAGATGATCGTCGCCAACTGATACAGAATCAGAAGCAACGGGGTTAGTTGCTACTAATTGACTGATGTATGTTGCAGTTTCTTTTGCCATTCTTTTATCCCCTACTTATGAATTGCCAAATGCCTTACCAGCAACAAAACCGTACCAATTAGTTCCACCATCGAAGGTAGTGAATGTTACCACGTCAACGCCAGAAGAGGTGCATAAATTATTAGTTGTGTCTCCACCACCAGCCCAATGGACTGCATTACCACCGCCACCATTTGCCCCGGCTAGTACAGTTGCAGTACAACTTCCTAAGTTAGTTCCTAAAATAGTTACTGAATTAGAATGAGAACTTAGAGCATTAACAAGTCCAATATTAAAAGTACCTCCACCAGACATGGTAAGAGTTTGAACATTACCAGCTTCGACATCAATGTCAAACGCAGCAGTTTTAGTGCCTAAAGCATTCACAGTTTCAGAATAATCCGTAAATCTTGGTCTTCCGATAACCTCATCGGCACAAGCGATTCCGCCACCTAATGTCATATCACCATTAACATCCATTGATATTCCAGCTGCTGTTCCGTGTGCTGCGCCACCGCCAATCTCTAGTTTGTCAGTGCCATCATCCAGTCCAATACGGAAGTCCTGCGCATTGCCATCAAAGATAATATAAGTATCTTCAGCAGTTGCGTCACCAATCGTTACTTTAGGTTGATTAAACTTAGTTTCTGATCCGTCACCATTAATGGAGATTAAGGTATTACTACCAGCAGTCGTACCCGTACCGATAACCAGGTCATCAGCAGAGTCGTCAAGGGATATATGAAAGTCTAAAGCGTTGCCATCGAATGCAAGCATAGTATCTTCTGCTGTAGCATCGCCTATAGTAACTTTCGGCTGCGCGAATATTGTTTCTGTTCCATCGCCATTAATAGATACTAAGGTAGCTGTGCCAGCAGTAGTTCCTGTTCCAATAACTAAATCATCGGCTGAGTCATCAAGTGAAATGTGAAAGTCCAGTGCGTTTCCGTCAAAGGCCAGCATTGAATCTTCAGCACCGCCATCACCTATGGTAATAGTTGGCGTTGTTCCACCAACAACTATATCACCGTTGTCATCAATAGTAGTAGAACTATTCTGTAGTGTTTTACCACCAGTGCCATCGAATCGTGCGATAGCATTATCTGTGGCTGAACCAGGACCACTTGCATCGCCAGTACCAAGACTCGAAACTCCGTCAAGCAGATTAAGTTCAGTAGCAGAAGATGTAACTAATGCACCACCAAGTTTTAGTCCATTCGTACCATCGTGTGAAGCAACATCAAAATCAATTGCCCCATCCGATATCGTTACATCCCTATCTGAGTTGATGGATATTGCAGGAGTTGTGCCGACAGTAGAACCCAGTCCTATGACCAGATCATCAGCGGAGTCATCAAGACCAACATAGAAGTCTTGGGCATTACCATCAAAGACAACCTTCTGATCCTCTGCTCCACCGTCACCTACTGTTAGGTTTCCACCAACTATAAGGTCGCTCGTAAATCTGCCAGTGTTATTGACATCAAGGGCGTATGAAGGGCTGGTATCACCAATCCCTACCATTTGATTTTTCAGTGTAAGAATGGCACTGCCATCTAAATAGAAATCAGCCCTAGCATTACCTGCGCCATTATTAATTTGAAAATTTGAAGAATTGGAAGCATTATTATCCATTTCAAATATCTGGTCGCCAGAAGAAGTCTCCATCTCCAAAGTGTTACCTAGATTAATTTTACTGACATCAATCGCTGCATCAGATGCTACATCTGCATTAGCGATAGTACCGTCTAGGATTGTGGTGGTGGTTACTGTGCCTGACCCACCCTGTTGTGTTGATGCAAAATTATTTAACATTTTTAATTACCTCACGGGTATCCGCCAGTGTTCATAACCCGTAGGTGTGAACCTGAGTGACGATCTTTGTTGTCTTGATTTTGTATGTCGTCTATAGCTTGTTTAAAAGCAACTGCCCATAGTTGAACCCTCTCATCATTCATAATAAAAGGTTCTGCTTCCAATAATGTACCGTATAAGTACACATCTGGATTATTAGTCAGCATATCATTTGTGGTTGCTGAGTCAGACAATGCAGTAAAGGTCTTGTAATAAAGCATTGATGTGGTATAAACAGCATCTGGGTTTGGACCCAATCTTACGTTATCCGCTATAATGGTGAACACTTCCGGCTTACCCTTGCTGCTTCCTGCCCATAATCTCGTCATCATTTCTGGCGTAATATAAGCCAGTGGCGTTAATGGGTCAGTCGTAAGGTGAAATCCTTTCATCTGCACAAATCCAGTGGGCAGGGAATACTCCCTTGTTCCAGCAGAGGTAGAGATTGCCGTAGATACAGTCTCCATATCCCTTATACGGAGAATTCGATTGAATCGAGCCTCCGCCAGAGTAATGAACTCTGGTATCCTAGCCGTCAGGTCGCTTCTGTCTAACCAGTTAGCTGTCGCAGTTTTTAATTCTGCGAAAGTTCCTATTGCCATTAGACGTGAACAAGCCTCATACTTACGTTAGAACTGCCTACCCTCTGATGATGTATATACTGAGATACACCTGAACCAGAGAATTTAGGCACGTTAATAAAGGTGAGTCCAGCAGCAAGTTTTAGATCATTTGCGGTACTGACAGATGCGCTTGAAGAAGAAGAGAAGTTAAAGTAAATCTCCCCATCTGTGTGGATACCTAATATTTTTGCGGATGTAACATTCGTGGCTGCGGCGGAAGAACCAACTGTAACCACACTCTGTACATCCCACCTGTTGAAACTACCGTCATCGCTTCGTCTATACATGATTTATACCTTAAATGTTTGTGGGTGCTACTTTAAAATACTTGTTATCGGGGTCGTTAAGATACCGTGCAAGCAGTTTGGAGTCTTTTTCAATAGCCCCATTTGTATCTTTCATCCACTGTTCCCATATATTAAAAGGAATAGAGGCTGCATGGTGCCACTCCCCGCGCTTGCCTACGGACAGCTTATCACCATAATCGTTGTACCTTCTTTTATTCGCTTCTACAATAGGCTCTGCATCCTGTACAGTATTTATTGTAAACTTATCACCGGCCTCATCTACGTGTAGATCAGTACGTCTATGCCCCCAATTACCAATAACTGATTTCTTAGACATACCCTATATTCCCCACTTTTGGCGCACCATCGTTTGGATCATTATCTATATATGCCTTTTTTAGCCAACCAATAGCATCTTGAGGCTCTTTAGGCGCGGTGGATTTCTTCTCAGATTTCTTACCCTTCACCATTTTATTGGCGATGGATTCAATTTCCTTGTCGATATTTTTCATCTATGCTCCATTTTGACTTACTACAACCCTGTCAGTTAATGTAAAGTTTCCAGATACACTTATACGTTCCTCGTCTACCCAGAATGGGTGAACCATGTGATCTAAGGTAGCAGGGAACATGAGTACCAAATTATTCTCTGGGGTAACATTCCACATATTCACGCTAAGTGGGCTTATAGATTCCCCATACCTAAAGACTATGTGACCAGCATCCTGAACATTAGACTTGGCCTGTTCCTTAAATATCTTCTCTGGCACATCGAGGTAGACAACAAAGGAAACAATACCATGATGCTGATGTGGCGGATTATGATCGTACCGTCTTTGGAAGTTTATCCATAGGGTATCGAGATTAACATCTAAATCTTCCTTTCCCGGTGCGAAATTTACACGACCGCCATCATAATGGTAGACCATGAAATCAAACCACTGGAACAGGATTTTCAGGAACTCAGGGAAAACCTCCGCCATGTACTCGTTACCATAATTATAAGAACCACCGAAATACATATTACCAGCTAGTTTTTTATTGTAGTCGTGATCCTTATTCCTGATCTTCTTCCCTTCTTTGAGAAGGGACTTCCTCAGTTCCTCAGAGATAAAGTTCTGGTAAATGCACGGCCCAAATGGAAATACTACCTTCCCGCCGTATTCGTCCTGTATATTAGGACAGTTAGTTTCTAATTCTCGCATAAGTAGGGGGCAGGTTGCCCCGCCCCCTTAGTACCTATTTACGCAGCACAATCCGCAAGGATTCCGCTTGACTTCTCGTTCTTGGAAATCAAGCCATACTCAGCAAGCAACATCTGCTTATGAGCATCACCAGTTTTCGCAAGTTCGACAGTCTGGAAAGGACGGAGCCAACCAAGCGCCCAGAAGTCCATGTCCAGAAAGAAGACATGCTCTGTAGAGTTCATGTTACGATCACTCACGATTCTGAACGTGCCGAAATCGGAAACATAAACGTCAACAGCGGCTACAACGTGGGCAGGTGCAGCACCCTTAGTTTCAGTTCTAAGAGATGATACAGACTGCGCCAAGTCAGAAATAGCCTGTTTGATTGCGGGTGGACACAAGATCAGATCAGGGTTACCACCAGCTTCATAGGCATCTTTGATGACATTCTTAATGCCAGCTTCCGTAATAGAAGCAGTAGCAGTAGATTCTGTCATCGCAGTCGTGCCTGTTGCACCAGCAGCCGGTGAACCCGATGTCGGATTCATCGACACAT